CAATTCCGCCCGCAGTAAAGAACACAAGCTTGCCGAAGTCCGTGAGTCGGAGATCAGCGGCCGTGCGAGTGCGGGTGTAAAGACGCTTTGGAAGCACGCGACTTGGGTCGACACGAAGCCGAAGATCGGACCAAACTGGTCCGACCACCGAATCCTTCATGGTCATGGCCGCGTTGAAAGAGCCAGCGACAGCGTCGTTAGGATCGTAGTCAAAATACATGCCGAAAAGACCAGGAGTCGATGTCGAACAGTAGGGTTGATAAATGAACTCAACGTACTCGACCTCATAGGACTCATAACCTGTTGCGAGACCGGCAAGCCAGGAAACTGCGGCCGCTGCTGGGAACGGGTTGCAGGGCTGGCCAAGCCATTGACTGGCCGTATAATTGATCTGGCCGGTGATAGTTGACACAAGCATGTTGTTCGACAGTCGAGCCATGTTGCCGTCGATAGAAGCCCGAGGTCCGGCATACTTGAGCTTCGCCGCCCGTGCAACCGGTGCGGACACCGTCTTACTGAGAATGCCATTCTGGCGAGTCCTCTTCTTTTGTTGTTTCGTTTTCATAGACTTCATTATAATGAAGTCAGCTCTGATAAGGGATCCCACCGAGCAGGTGCGACTGTACATCGTTGGACAGCTCAGGTTGCCGAGGCCGTGCAGTCTGTCGGCATTTAGTGACACGCCATTTAGCACGGAAGTATTGAGGTTGCCCACCGTTTTGGCCTCTTTAAGTCCATCGACCCCTTGGTGATGGTCACCACCCGTTAAATATCAAGTAAATACGAGGCACTCGGCCTGACGAGTGCGCGCTCCGGTTCAAACCACATCGGGCGGTCAGCAACTAACTCTCGCTCGATTGCAATCTGTCGGTCCGGAGTGAGTCCGAATGCACGATAGAAACTAACGCGTGTCCTCGGATCGATGGGTTTCGAGTTGTCCACCATACCGACTGCTAGTCTCTCCATTCCAGACTCGGAGTAATCAATGGGTCCAGTTGTGGTGGCTCCATGTAGTAACCTGGTGTACCATGCGTACTTCACCGGTACACCATCAGTCAGAGCTCTACCACACTGCGCAATTGCGTCACACTGTCTGCTCCAAGTCTTCTGGTTAACGACTGGGCGGAGCCAAAAGGCATCCTTGGTCATGGTCACGCGAGGGTCGCGCACCATCACCCAGCAGTCACCACGATTGACGGGCCTGGACTGGCAGAAGTCGATGTGCTCGAACACATCTACATCCGCCTCCCGTTCCATCGTGAAACCAAACTCCTTGAACCACTCAACGACATTTCCGAACTTGGGCAGGTCCTTCCGCTCGACGATGACCACACAGTCGTCACCATCGTTCACGAAACCCGCTCTCAATCCGGTTTCCTGGAAGTAGCAGTGGAACATGGCACACATCAACAGGACATTGCCCATTGCTGTGTTCATGTCACCACTCATCCGTGATCCGGGCACCACGTACTTCACTCGGCCGTCCTTGCAGTTTCCGTAGCACCTGTTAACAAGCTGCCAATCCAGCAGTCGTTCTAATTCACGACTCCCAAAAATGGTGTTGTACACGGAGTGCTCCCACCTGAGTGCGTCCTGGCTGACCGATTGGTCAAACCTCGACGCATCCAAGCCAACTGCGACAGGATCATCAAAGGTCTCCCATTGCTCCCGCAGGAGTTTCGCACGCTTGAGAGCATTAAGCCCCTTCGCAACGACTCTCCTCCCATAAATTTTGTCCACCGCTTTGTACACACGCTTCTCCACGATCTTGAGGTAGCGTCCCACCTCAACATTGTACCTTGGAGACCGCGGTTGAATGACCCGAGGAACTGGGTCTGGCTTAACGTCCAAGTTCAACTTCTCGGCCTTTACAAAGGCTTGGATATAGCTGTCCTTGACACTAACCCTTCGCACACGGAGTGAATTGACCGCATTTTGATAGATCGTGCGCTTGCGTCCCGAATACAACATTGGGAAATCATCCCGATGGATCGGGGAGACGTGCTTCACAATCATCTTAACACGCTTCCGAAAGTAGGCGAGTCTAGAAAAGGCACCCGGTCTTGGTCCCGGGTCCCTGACATACTCACCACGAACCTTCCGAAAGAACACTCTCTCCAAGACGCCACGCGCAAGCGTGGCAGAATCCGCGTTGTGTACGCCGTAGTTGATACCAGAAGTTCGCTGGGTCAACCACGACAAATTCCTACTCTTCACAGTCCTCCCCCGCAACTTTTGCCACGAAAACTCGCACCCTTTAAAATCGTTCGGGTCCAGAGAAACTCTGGGTTGGGTGCTAAAGCCTCTCGTGACTAGGGGCCGGTCCGGTCCAACGACGTGCGAGTGGCGCTTTGCGAGGTGAGGCTTTTGAGAACAGCCTCACTCTCTAGCTCACTCTCCCGGTTCATGAAGACCAATGCAACAGCCTTATCGAGGGCATTGCTCACTTGGTCCTCATGCCAGTTTTGCGACTCCATCCACCGACGAATGATGTCACGCGCTGCCAACCGGTTCGCCATCGTGAGTGCTGGGCAGCCGAGAATATTCTTAGCATACCGAGCCGCACGACCGATACCATACCCGCTAACATGACGATTCTTCCGACCTTTACCTAACTTCCTGACCTTGTCTGGGAGCTTTGGGTTCGGATCGTTATCATCACGTGGCGGCTGGATGACCTTCCCTTCGTTCACAGAGCGTCCTCCGAATTGCGAAAGTGGGGCGACATAAGATGAAACCAACCGGTACTTAAAGGTACCGGGGATTCTGTAGAAATCATACCTCCTCATGAGATCCATCAAGATCCCTTTGAAGGGGTTGAGTGTGGCGAGCTGGTTTACCATGCCAACTCGACGCGCTCCTTGCACAAGAACAAACGCAGCGACCACGACCGGGCCGTACTGTTTGATTGTGCGGAAGTTCCCACTGGATGTCCACTTGCTAAATACACGCTTCGCGACCCCCACCAGGAAAGGGGTTGCTAAAGCGGCCTGAGAAACAAGACCGTTTGAAACGGTCGACATGAGCCTGTGGGGACTCACTAGATATCACGGTGTCTCCACCGGCGCTCCAAACGCACGATCTGATTCGTAGGTGACAG